GTTACTAAAAAGCAAACATATCTACAACTTTTTATAGGATTAAGAAAGAAGAAGACAGTTGAAATAAAAAAGAGATTACCACCAAATTTGACGAAGAACCTGGAATTGAATTTTTCTTCTCTGTATGGTTCTTCATTTTAGCTATAACTCCTAATTTCCAAATGGATATGAGAAGGTTAAGAATGCGTTCCAGTGCTCGAATATCGGCAAGGGCTGTTCGACCTAAAAGAGATAGTTATTTGATGTTCGCTGCCTAATATTAACTATAAAAATATGTTCTATGAAAACAATTCATAAAATACAGAATATAATTGCGGTCATTGCTTTAGGAATGTCTATGCATTTAGCAACGCAATTGGAAATAACTACCAAAGAGACTATATCAGCCACTATAATGGTAGTCCTTACTATATTAATGCTACTGGAAAGAAGCTCTAAGGAAATTCATCAAAAAGAATAGGAGGGTATATGGATGATCCCATTATTAGCCAAGCTATACAGATAGGTATTAAATTTGGCATTGAAGCATATAAGAATGAAAGAAGTGCAAATCTCAAAAATAAAAAAATTCTTATATGCAAATCCGATGCGGAAGACCGTTTCGGAAGCGGAGTTCTTAAAAATTTAGAGAAAAGAAAACTTATATATCCATATCAATTTGGTATTGAGGAAGTAATGGATGAAGAAGGAGAACCAATCAAAAAAGCAAAAGGGTATATTTATTATAAACTATCCGACTTAATAGAAGCGATAGAAAAAGGCAATATTCTAAAATGTCTTCAAAATCGCAAATAATCATTCATTTATTAATTAACCCAATGCCGACACCCCAGGATGTCGTAGGGTGCGAGTCCCTATATTTGAGTTTTACATGTTCTATACTATCCTAGTGTCCGTTGGTTCGGTATCTAGGAACAAAATTTTGTCGTTTAAATTCATTTTCGGAGGCGTCGGTTCGTGAGGATAGGCGCTTTATTTATTTCGATTAACCACTTTAATAATATATATAGTTATGAAAAAAGTAATTGTAAGAGGAGATCGTTCCGGTGTATTTTTCGGAGAGTTAGTAGAAAGAAATGGTAGTGAGGTTAAGCTCGCAAATTGTCGTAGATTGTGGTATTGGGATGGTGCTGCTAGTATATCTCAATTAGCAGTTAATGGTACGACTAACCCATCTGAATGCAAATTCACAGTTACGGTTCCAGAGATAGAGATTCTGGATGTGATTGAAATTATCCCGTGTTCGGATAAAGCTGTAAAATCTATTGAAAATGTACCGGTATGGGCAAGGTAATGGAAGATAGAATAAAACAGTTTCTAAATATTGGCTATGGCTATGGCTCTGGCTCTGGCGATGGCTCTGGCTATGGCTATGGCTATGGCTCTGGCTATGGCTCTGGCTATGGCGATGGCTATGGCTCTGGCTCTGGCTATGGCGATGGCTATGGCGATGGCTATGGCTCTGGCGATGGCTCTGGCTATGGCGATGGCTATGGCTCTGGCTCTGGCGATGGCTATGGCGTAAAATCCATAAATGGAAATTCTATTTATGTAGTAGATAATATACCTACTATTATCACAAATGTAAAAGGTAATATCGCAAAAGGTTTTATCCTTCAGTCTGACTTATCTCTTACTCCCTGTTTTATAGTAAAAGAGAATAATCAATTTTCTCATGGTAATACTCTACATGAGGCATTTGAATCTTTGCAAGAAAAGCTTTATGATGATAGTACAGAAGAGGAAAGGATTCTCAAGTTTAAAGAACATTTCTCTGACTTTTCTAAAAAGTATTCTGCTAAAGATTTGTTTATATGGCATCATGTACTCACAGGGAGTTGCAAGGCTGGAAGAGAAGCTTTTTGCACGGATAAAGGTATAGATGTAGACAATGATAGGTTTACCGTCTATGAGTTTATAGAACTGACTAAAAATTCGTATGGCGGTGATATTATCCGCAGACTATCTTAACTTAATCCCGGTTTGCTTTGATCGGCACTCCGGGAGCAATTTAAACCACTTTAAATAATATAAGATATGAAAGAAGAAAAAGAATTAACCATTAGAGAGAAAGAATCTGTATTTGAGATCCAAACAGCAGATTTGAGTAAAGACAATCTTCCTTCTTTGGATGATGCCCAAGAACTTCCAATAGACTTGTGCGGTAATTATTGGTCTCCAGAACAGGCTGGAGAATTTAAGAAAATATTTTTTGTAGAAATCAAACCACAAAAGGTATTGAGTGCTACCAATCCAGATGAATTAATAGATTTAGATTGTGCTTTCTTCTTAGAAAGAAAGGCAGACGGAACAGTTCAAACTATAACTAACGGTTCCAGAAGATTAGTCGGTATTTTGGAGCAATATATTGAGAATGGTGCTCTTAAAAAAGGAACTCCCCTTAAAATCACGTACATGGGTAAAAGGAAGAATAAAACCAATAATTTCCAATCAGACAATTGGTCTGTCAAACCCCTGCTTATAAACTTACCTGTTGCCGGCTAATGGAAGCATTTGACTTGAATGGATTTGCAGAAGGGGAAGAACTCAACCCTTCTGCTTATAATCCGGAAGATTATCCTACCAAAGAAGAAATGCTTGATTTTATATACTCAAATTCTCACAAGCCACCCGTTAATATTGATTTGAAAGAATTAAGCGTTAACGGACTGGTTAAGCGAGATCCAATGGAGATGTATTTGAAAAGCAAGCATATTTCTTCTTCTAATCTCAAAAATGCCCTCAAGACTCCTCGTTCATTTTACTATGATTATGAAAGGGTATTTGAGGAAAAAGAAAAGCCCTGTTTTCAACTAGGCACATTTGCCCACATGGCATTCTTGGAGCCACGTTTATTTGAACTTGTCAAAGTAGAACCTAAATGTAATCAATCTTCCAAAGACGGTGTAATAGTTATGATTAAGTTCTATAACGAGTTATTATCAAATGATAAGAACTATGTTCCAGATGTCGAAGAAGAAATGCCCTCTGAAAAATGGAACTTTAGCGATCTTAAAGATTACCGTGATTATAAAAAACAGAAATGTTTGGATCTGGGTTACTCCTTTATCAGTGAAGATATGAGTATGATAATAAAAGCTCTTGAGAGAAACTATTATTGGTATGGTGGTGGTATTATCCCCCAATTATTGAAAGGGGCTTATTCAGAGGTGTCTTTTTATGGCAAGGATGAAGAAACAGGGTTGGATGTTAGAGTTAGGCCGGATTATTTTAATGTAGAGGAAAATATTGGTGTAAATGCTGTAATTTCCTTCAAGACCACACGAGCCGATGATCTCGGTAAGTTCTACTATGATTGTGCGAAGCTTAAATACGAGCTTTCAGAAGGAATGTACCAAGAAGTAATGAGTAGTATTACAGGACGAAACTTTAATGTAACAATAATGATAATGTTACAGACAGTTGAGCCTTTTGATGTTGCTGTTCTATTCTGGTCTCCTGATGATCTTGCAAATGGCAAATATAAATATCACTATGCTCTTTCCATCGTAAAGGACTGCTTTGAAAAGAAGTGGTTCCCCGGCTATGATGCTAATGCGGAAGAAGGTGCCCGTGGTATTATTGATATGCAACTTCCGGAATGGAGTAAGAAAATGCTTCATCCGGTTGCTATTGACGATATTGTATGATTAACTAAAATAAAAAACAATGATTGATTTAAAAGACTACTCTCCAGAAGAAGTTCAATTCAAACTTCCAACAACAGTAAAGTTTCCAGAGATTATATTTCCCGATTGTGTATGTATGGATGATATAAAAAAGAAACTGGCGGAGAACTTTATTGCCATTCAGGAAAAAGATGTAATAGCCAATCGGGTGATGGATGATTATGAAATCTCAACTATTCGTGCTAATTACGGTGAAATTGCGGAAGAACAGATGCCGGAATTAGAAGCGCAATTAGAGTCGTTAAAAGCTAAATTCAATAATGAAAAGAAGGAGTTTGAAGCGAAAATTTCAGCGTTACATACCCAATTTAAGGACCTTGTTAATCTTGCTAAAAAAGGAGTTAGAGATTATCCCCTAAAAATGATTGATACCTTCCGTATCCCTGTTATGGGGTATTATTTGTATTACTCATGGGTGAATGATGCTTTTCGTTTGGCATTGGTTCAGGAAATTCCGAAACACGAATACAATGACTTGTTTAACTCTGGAGAAAAGAACCAGGAAGCATTTAAGGAATTAGGTTATGATCTTCCTAATATTGATTTCAAGGATACACGAAAAAATGTTCGTCAGTTTGGTGAGGGTGAGAATATTGTTGAGGTATGGGAAGAAGATGGATATGATGTTTGGTTGGAACAATGGATAGAGGATTTGGTTGATTCATCAACCGGTGAATCTACATCTGTTCAACGACATGAATTACATCGTTCTCCAATAGAAGAAAGTCCATGGAGAAAGGAGGAAAATAATGACGAGACTAGCACACAAGAAGGGGAGGCCATCGAAGTATCGGAAGAGCCTGAAGAATAACCCATATTGGGAGGAAGTGAAACGAAAGGTTCGTATTCGTGACGGGCATCGTTGCCAAGTATGCGGTAAAACCTACAATTTAGAGATTCATCATAAAGTCTATGAGGTTGCGGGATATTCTATCGTAGGTCATGAATTAGAGTTCTTGTATTGCCTTGAAACGCTATGTGAAGATTGTCATGCAATGAAGCATGGTAAATAAATAATCCCGGTGTCCGTTGGTTCGGTATCCGGGAACTATTTTTAAAATAACTTATATGAAACAGATTAGTACTAAACAAGCACAACGTAACAGAGAAATAGCCAAGATTAAGGAAAACCTTCCTTCCTATTGTGTTATATGTGGTAAACCGGCTGTAGATGCTGCACATTTAGTTCCCAAAAGCATGTATCCCGAACACTATACAAATCCCTTGAATATAGTTGGATTGTGCCGGGAATGTCACAATAGGTATGATAATGATTTGTCCTTTAGACGCAAACAAAAGCGTCTAATAGAGCGTGTGAAGTCTTTTGATGAATGTGCAGCAAATAGATATTTTCGTTTATGAATAGTTATCAGTTAATATCCAAGCTTCGGAAGATTAGAAATGATACTTATCTCACTGCAATAGATCAGGCATTATATTATGAACTAATATCTATTTGCAATGAAAAGGGATGGAAAGAGGTGTTTGAGGCTCGTAGTTCTGTATTATGTACTTCATTGAATATATGGGATAAAACACTACGAAAATCACGCAAAATACTTGCTGATGCAGGTTTAATATCTTTCGAATCATGTAGAGATAAGAGGGTAGGATGCTATTATTCTTTTCAGACAAACCTAAGTAATGATATTAAATCATCGGTAATATCATCGGTAAATGGTACTGATGAAAATACCGGAGAAAATACTGATGATAACAAAATAGGAGATACTCAATCATCAGTAAATAATACGGTAATTTCTTCGGTACTACGTACTGATGAAAATACTGATGATAAAAATACTACTCCGGTAATATCATCGGTAAATGGTACTGATGATATTGAAATTTCACCTATTATAGATATTAATAAAACTATAAACGTAGAGAGTCACGCACACGTGCGTGAGACTCCCCCCTCTCCAAAGAAGAAATCCCGAAAGGAAAAAGGGGATGAAACTCCGTTGGTTTACCCTTTCACTTCTATGGCTTTTATGTCAGCATGGGAAGCACTCCGTAAAACTCCGAAATGGAAGAAGAAGCTTAACTATGCTCTTCAGCTTTCGCTTGATAAACTTTCCAAGTTTGAAGAAGAGTTTGCCATTCGGCAGATTGAAAGAGCAATTGAGTCTGATTGGACGGGAGTCGTATTTACAGGAACTGAACGAGATTATCAAGAATGGTTAAAACAGAAGTATGGAAACAATCAGAACAATCGGGGAGATAATCCCAGTAGTGAAATTAGGTCAGCAGGAATTAAATCAATCTCCTTCGGTTAAATTTCACATCAAAGGCAAGGAGATAACATGGGGCGAGGACCTAGTAGAACATTTCTGGAAAAAAGAGTTTATTAACTCCATGAAGGAAGTAGAACCGGGATTTATCATTGACGAACGCAACAGAGTACTATTATCCGAATTGTATGATTATGTATTGGGCAGAAGTAAGATGTTTGATTCCTCAAAAGGATTGTTTTTGTGGGGACCTATTGGGGTCGGAAAGTCTGTTTTGATAAAAGGGCTACAGCGTTATCTAGGGAAGATTAACCGTTTACGATACGGATGCAATAACGATCACATCGGTTTTAGACTCACTAGTGCAATAGAAATCTCTCTTATGTATGCAGAGAAAGGTATGAACGGGTTATTCCGGTTTACTGATCGTGAATACATGTGTAATCTGGCTATTGATGAATTGGGACGTGAGCCTGCAGACTCAAAGCATTATGGGACCGGGATAAATGTCATACAAACCATTCTACAACTTCGATATGAAGTCAGAAGGGAATTTATTACCCACGTTACAACCAATCTCGATCCAAATTCAGAGTTTGGAAACAAATACGGTGATTATATCGCTGATAGAGTTAAAGAGATGTTTAATGTAATCGAATTGAAAGGATCTTCCCGCAGATGAGAATACTCCTAAACATCCTCCTTCTCCTAGGAGTTAACATCTTATTTTACCTGGTGGTGTATGTGATAGCGGACCACTTGATGGATAACATCAATTAAGACTAGATAAAAATGAAATTAGTTCATGGCAGTTTATTCAGCGGCTTTGATGCCCCTAGCGTTGCAGCTTCATGGATGGGATGGGAAAATGCCTTTCACTGTGAGATAAACCCTTTTTGCAACGAGATACTAAAATATTGGTTTCCTGATTCAGAACATTATGAAGATATTACAAAAACAGACTTTAGAAAATGGAGGGGAAGAATCGATGTCCTCACAGGCGGATTTCCTTGCCAGCCTTTCTCCCTCGCAGGTCAGAGAAAGGGAGCGGATGATAACCGCTACCTCTGGCCGCACATGCTCCGTGCTATACGGGAAATCCGACCCGCTTGGGTTATTGGTGAAAACGTTGCTGGAATCCTCACGATGGTTCAGCCCGGCAAGGAGACTGAAGTGGGAAGCCAAACCTCTCTTTTCGGAGAAGATAACCGAAAAAGAATATTGCTACGACAAGAGTATGTTGTCGAAACCATCTGTAAAGACCTTGAGCGAGAAGGATATTCCGTCCAACCGTTGCTTATTCCGGCTTGTGCCGTCGGAGCGCCCCATAGAAGAGACAGGGTGTGGGTTATTGCCCACCGTGCAGACTCAAGGACTGAAGATGTGCGACGAGAACGGGAAGACAAGGTTTTATCCGATGGAATTGCTCCCGACACCAATGGCTACGGATATTTATCATCCGGAACGTGTGAGGAATCTGAAAGATGCAGGTGCGGAAACGATGGCGAGTCGGAAAAACGGAAGCAATCGCCCGAATGGTCTAATGGACTTCATGGATTTCTACGGAATGCTTCCTACCCCCAATGCCCGGGAAGCGGACAAATACAGCAAAAAGTACAATCCAAAAAGCCAAATGGGTACTGCATTGACAGCAATGGCAGTAAACGGAATGTTGCCGACTCCTACAAATTCAATGGTGACTTACCAGGATTTCATTCAGGCAGGATATCACAGTTCGAAGCGTCCGGATTACGGATTGATCCCGACACCTACTGCGAGTTCCCATCACAACGGATGCTGCAAGGAGAGAAAGGACGGTACAAGCAGAAAATCCGAACTGAATCATTACATAGCCGCTCAAACTGGCAAAACTTCCCAACTCAATCCCCTGTTTGTCGAGGAAATGATGGGCTTCCCTTTGATGTGGACAACCTTACCATTCCTTTCACAAAGTGGAGACAGGAATCAGTCAAAGGATACGGAAACGCCATAGTTCCGCAGGTGATTCTTGAAATTTTCAAAGCGATAGAAGAATTGGACAATTAATTAAAATATTTGCAATGAATACAACCTTTGAGAAATCGGTTAATACCACCGATGAATGGTACACGCCAAAAGAAATTATAGACGCATTGGGAAAGTTCGATTTAGATCCATGCGCTCCGGTTAAACCGCTTTGGCAAACAGCTACACAAATGTACAACAAGAACCATGACGGATTAACTAAAGATTGGGTAGGTCGTGTTTGGCTAAATCCACCTTACTCCCGTCCTCTAATAGAACGTTTCGTTAAACGTCTGGCAGAACACGGTAACGGCATCGCCCTACTATTCAACCGCTGCGATAGTAAGATGTTCCAAGATGTCATCTTTGAAAAAGCAACAGCTATGAAATTTCTACGGAACCGGATTCGCTTCTTCCGACCTGATGGGACTCGTGGAGATTCGCCCGGTTGCGGAAGTATCCTAATCGCTTTCGGTGAAGATAATGCCGATATATTAAGAACTTGCGATATCGCAGGTAAGTATATACGAATCAATTAGAGTAAAACCTTGCAAGTTCTTGAAGAATTATCAAGGATTTGCGAAAAACAAATAAATATGAGTAAAATAGATTTGAACGCCCTCCGTGATAGGGTATATAAAACCGCTTGTGAACATGGTTTCCACGATCAAGAATTGAGCAACGAGCACTGTCTTTGCCTTGTTATATCCGAACTCATGGAGGCTGTGGAAGCTGATAGAAAAGGTAAACGAGCCAATGTTGATTGGTATAATAAGAAGATTGCTAACAGCCGCATTTGTCAAGGATTAGACCCAGACATTCCCAAAGAGCGTGGTTATGAAGTCGCATACAATGAAACTATAAAAGGCTCAATTGAGGAAGAGTTAGCCGATGCTGTAATCCGCTTACTGGATTTGGCTGGATTGAGAAATCTGAATCTTAACAGGTTTGCACTTGTCAATGTGGTATCCAAGAAGAAAACCTTTACGGAGAATATTTATTCCATTGTAAAAGATATTACAAATTATAAATACACATTGGAAGAGCTGGTTAATTATGCGATTACACAAGTATTCGTATTGTCGGATATACTTGATATTGATTTGCTTTGGCACATCGAGCAGAAAATGAAGTATAACGAACTCCGTGAAAAGATGCACGGGAAGAAGTATTAACCCTCAAAAAGCAGAAAGAATTGTCAATGGAAACAATAAAACTAACGAAAAAAGAAGAAGAGTGGATTAAAGATCTAAAGAAATTAATGCGAAAGAAACCTAAGAATCTGATTCTCTTTGCTGATGGAAATTTAAATATCTTGAAACTTGATAAGGATGATAATGATGGAGTGGGCGAAAATGGAAGAATGAAAAGTGATAGAATAGTAGAAACTATTCTTAATGCCTGTGATGGAGGTGTATTTTAATTAGAGTAAAACAATTTAGAAATGAGCAAATACAGTGAATACCATTACGCCTTTACCTCTACAGTAGCCCATCTGCGGAAGATAAACCAAGTTCTTACTCTTTTGAAAAACGAAAAATGATCTAATCATGACCCGCAATCAATTTATTCATTACTCCTATCGACATAGTGAGATCATTATCTGGCATCAAAAGCACCCAGAAGTAGATATTGAATGTATGCTGATAGGGGTAGATTTCGATCACGAATTATTTCATCTTGTTCCTATCGACTTAGATTATTACGAAGATAGATCGTATTGGCTTCCTTATACATCATGCGACAAACAGTTTAAGAAGCCTAAGATGAAAGTGGTAAGGAGTGATAGAACAATAGTAACTAAATAACTAAAACAGAAATGAATATAGATAAATTTATTAATAGTACTATCAAAAGCTATGATGAATATCGAAAGAATTGTGACATTATAGCTAAGGAGGCGCAAAGATATATCGACTTTGATAAATTCGTTTCTTGCGAATATATCAATGGCGTAGGACTTAGTATATTGGTAACGTTACCTGAAACAGATGATTATACTATTCCCGAATGTGTATGTCCTGTAGTAGGGTTCTTTGAATATGCCAAAGGGAAGGATAAATTATCAGTAGATGACATTAAAAAACTATCATTATGAAACAGACATTAGAAGAAGCTGCAATAGAAGCCGCAGAAGATTGCTACGAAATGCCTTATGATGAAAACTTCATCAACATGAAACTGATAAAAGAGGCTGTTGAATATGGTGCAAAATGGCATGCAAAGCAATCACCGTGGATAAGTGTAGAAGAACGATTGCCGAACTATAAGGAAGAGGTTTTAGTCCTTTATGAATATGAAGGGAGAATACAAATCCAACAAAGTTTCTATCTTGGAGAAAAAGACTGGAAGTTTGGTTCTAATAAAATACTTGCGTGGATGCCAATCCCGTCTTTCAATGAAATACTTGAAGCCAACAGAGATGTACTAGAACGGATTAAAGAGAAAGGAGATTGACTAATGAGATTTGTATTAATTATACTTATGATAACCATGCTATTATCTTGTAAAGATGATATGGCTGGTCGTTTAAAAGGCGGAACGATTATTACTGTTAAAGGAGACACTATTGAGTTTTATGGAGGAACGTTGACTTATAAAGGATTTGACACTAGAAGTATTAGGAATATTGCAATTAATGACTTAAAGAAGAAAGGAGACTAATATGAAAGCAAGAATAAAAACAACTGGAGAAATTGTGGAGATTGAGGATTTATATGATGATGGTACTGCCTTAGTGAAAGGTAGGTATTTCAAAGTGTCAGAATTGGACTTCTTTGAAGATTTTGAAACTATTGATTGGGAGCAAAGACGCTATGAATTAGCTAAATCAGCCATGCAAGGAATATTGAGTGACAAAGAGGAGGTTGATATTGCTTGTGCTTATGCGGAATACGAGGAGAACGAGAGACATACAATGCCTAAAGCGGTTGCTAAATATGCGGTTAGTTGTGCTGATGCTCTTATTGAAGAACTAAAGAAAGGATACTAATATGTATGTAGCAAGAGACAAAGACGGTGATTTGTACCTTTATAAGAAGCAACCCGTGAAGTATTCGGAAAGTTGGCAATTATGTAGTGACAATCCCCATGATTTCTATAAGCTAGACTCTTCTTTATTTCCCGAAGTAAAATGGGAAGATGAAGAGCCGACGGAAGTTGAATTGGTAAAGAAGGAAAAATAAATGAAGAAAGTAACAAATATCACTACTGTTTTTAAGTGTCTTAATCCATATAGGAACTGATATAACATTATGAGCAATGATGGTTTCTATGATATTAACATTATCATTGTCGGCAAATCAGAGCTATTAAAACTAATTATAGCTTTGATAAAATTACTGATTTTCAACAAAAGGACTGTCATTAAAAGATACAGAAAGGAGAAATAATAATGAAAAATAGAAAAAAGTTAGCAATAGCGAACCTTTGTCGTGTTTATCTCCATATTCATGGATTTATTACAGATAGTGAAAATAGAAGAATACACAATAAAATTATGAAATGGCAGAATGAAAATAAGGTATCTATTTCAGAAGCGCAATTGGATTCTGCTGATTTCATTTATGATGATAACGCTAAAGAAGAGGAGAAATAACTATGGGATTTACAACACCGTGTATCATTCGTAAAAATACCACCAAGATTAGAGATAGATTAAAAGAGCTTGACTACAATTGCAATCCATATTTAGGTTGGCATAATCTATATACTACTATACATGGATATGCTTCGGTTTGTTCAATGAACGATGATGATATAAATGTTCTCTCTAAAAAAATAGGTAGTTTTATTGATTGCGGAACTAATGAAGAACTTTTCTTGGCAATAGCCGCATTACGGGATGATACAGATGAAAATCAATGGTTCATAGCAGATTCACTGCTTAGTGTTTCTTATGATGATACTGTGGGTAACGACCATTATTTCATAGAACCAAAAGGCAGTATGTTCTTTTGGGATATAAACTGGATGAATGCAACAATCATTTCAGGTAATTTCCATAAGGCTACTGTAGAAGAGCTAATAGAACACTTTAAAGAAAAGGAGGAATAAAATGGAAGATAAACTTATAACGATAAACACTTTGAATATATTATTGCAAAAAGGCTTTAACTATTATCATTTCCCAACACAATCATTAGCCCAGAAATGGCTTCGTGAAACAAATAACCTACATATTTCCATCATTAGAAACGCTTGCGGTTATGGCTATGATATATGCAAAGCTGACAATGGAACTCATATAACCGATGGAATATTTAAAGGTCCTAACGATGGTGGTCAGTGGGACACCTACGAAGAAGCATTGGAAGCTGGAATACAGAAAGCAATTGAACTAATATAAAATACAAAATTATGAAACCATTTGATTTAGAAAAAGCAAAAGCAGGTGCGCCTCTATGCACAAGAGAAGGATTTAGAGCTAGAATTATATGTTTTGATGCAGATAACGATAGATTCCCTATTGTTGCTCTACTTAAAAGCGATAATGGCAAAGAATATCCCGCTTCTTTTACTAAAGAAGGACGATTTTCTGATGGGGAAGTAGACTCCTCAAATGATTTATTAATGGAGGGAATAAAGAAAGAAGGATGGATAAATATATATGAAACATTCATGGAAAGATGTATTGGAGCGGTTCACAAATCAAAAGAAGAAGCCATGCGTGTGAAAGTCAATGAAAAAGGTGTTACATACAAAGCTACGGTTAGAGTAGAATGGGAGGAATAATCATGAAGAAAATAATGTTCAATGATAAACTTGGCTTAACCCAAGCCGTATTGGAAGGTCGGAAGACTATGACGAGAAGGATTTGTAAATACGATAGACCTGATGAAAGTTGGGATATTGTATTTCCCGTTTTTGGATCTAAAGATTATGATAACGAAGGGAACCTAGTATCTCCTTTATTTGGTGCATTTGGGTGGAAAAATAAAGATGGAGATTTTACAGGATGGAATAATCCCCTTTACAAGTTTGGCGAAGTTGTTGCCATTGCACAAAGCTATAGGGATTCAGGCTATTCCCCAGACTCACTAGACAGGCATCCGAAAGATTTAAGCGTTCGTGGCCTCATGAAGAATTCCGCAGGATGGAATAACAAAATGTTCGTTAAGTCGTATGCTTGTAAGCATCACATAAAGATAACCAATGTAAAAATAGAGCGTTTGCAGGATATATCAGATGAAGATTGCTTGAAAGAAGGAATTATTCATGCGTATACTGATAATAATGGAATAAAGAGATATCATACCCCTCATACAAAAAGAGGATATTTATCAACAGATGTAGCTCAACAAGCTTTTTCGTTCTTGATAGACAAAGTTTCCGGCAAAGGCGCATGGGAAAGTAATCCGTTTGTATTTGCTTACGAGTTTGTGTTATTTGACTAAGGGAGGAATAGCAATGCCAATAAGCAAAGTTATGAACCAAGCAGACAGCAACCTACTGGCGGAATGTATGAAGGAAGCTGCAGGTTACTGAAATAGTTACTTCAATAGTTTTGTATGCTACTATAAGCCCTATTAGGGCTTTATTCGGTATTTTTAGTTTGTGAAATGGATAAAATTAAGAAAAGATGTGTGCTGCACCTAAAGGAAACCAATTTTGGAAGTTAAGAAGTAAACATGGACGTGACAAGTTGTTTGCTACTCCTGATTTATTGTGGGAAGCGGCTTGTGAATATTTCGCTTATTGTGATAAGCACCCTTGGAAAGTAGTAAAAGATAAAACAAAGGGTAAAAATAAAGAAAAGGAGGAATCTCCTACTCAATGCCCCTATACTCTAACAGGATTATGCTCCTATTTAGATGTTAGTGAGGAATATTGGAGAGAATTTAAGAAAGCTGGACATGAAGATTTTTTTGGGGTCATTACACGTGTAGAAAACATAATCAAGTCTCAACAGCTAGAAGGTGCTATTGTCGGAGCATTTAATGCTAATATTGTCTCTCGTATTAATGGATTGGCGGACAAGCAAGAAATAGATCATACTAATGCAGGCAAAGAGTTTAAGGGATTCAACTTTTTACCATATACTCCTGAAGTAGGCAAAGAAAAATGATTGAGAGTAAAGTCAACATAAAGCAAAGGTTAGCGTACAATTATCTTCGTGATAATGAAACGAAATTTTTGTTGTATGGTGGAGCCGGTGGAGGTGGTAAGTCTTGGCTGGGCTGTGAATGGCTAATGCAATGCGCTTATTACTTACCCGGCACACGTTGGTTTGCGGGAAGAAATAATTTAAAAGATAGCCGCCAATCAATAACTGTCACATTTGATAAAGTTGCAAAGTGGCATGGATTCACATCATTTACCAATACGGATGATGGAATATCATTTTATAATGGTTCAGAAATAATCTTCCTTGATCTGACATATTATCCGGTTAAAGATCCAATGTACGAAAGATTGGGATCTAAAGAGTTTACTGGAGGTTGGATAGAAGAGGCTGGGCAAGTTCATTACCTAGCTTTTGAAGTCCTTAAAACTCGCATAGGGAGACATTTAAATGATGTTTATAATATGCAGGGGAAAATATTAATAACATGTAATCCTAAAAAGAATTGGCTTTATAGAGACTTTTATAAACCATGGAAAGAAGGGAAATTATATTCTCCTTATGCTTTCATCCCCGCATTAGTTCAGGATAATCCATACGCAACAGATGATTATCTTGAATCTTTACGGAACACAAAAGACAAAGTAACAAAAGAGCGTTTGCTTTATGGAAACTGGGAATATGATAGTGATCCAGCCGTACTATGCGAATACGATGCTATATGCGACTTGTTTGTAAACGACCATGTTAAAGCCGTCGGCATCTCTTCCGCTTCTGCTGACCTTGCAATGAAGGGGCGTGATAGATTTGTGGCCGGGCATTGGATCGGAAATGTTTGTACTATCCGAATAGATAAAGATTTCAGTCCAGGAAAGATGATTGAGACCGATCTAAAAAATATGATGATAGAGTGCAAAATTCCTCGTAGTATGACGATTGTAGACTCTGACGGATTAGGAGCCTACCTGGAAAGTTACTTGACAGGAATCAAAGAGTTTCACGGAGGTAGTAGGCCAATAAACCCAGAATATGATAATCTTAAATCAGAATGCGCTTTTAAGCTTGCAGAATTGATTAATTCTCGGAGTTTAAGGGTTGTGTGTTCCGAACATCAAAAAGAGCAAATAATGGAAGAATTAGGCGTATTAAAACAGGATCATATAGATGCTGATACTAGAAAGAAAGGTATTATCAGCAAAGATAAAATGAAGGAGATATTAGGTCGTTCTCCTGATTATTTGGATATGTTGATAATGGCAATGTTCTTTCGAATTAAACCTATACCACAAAGACCAAAAGTAAAGTTAGGACAGATATGACAGTAAAAGAATTTTTGATAAAGAGTGATGTTTGCCGAGATCAGGAAGGGTTGAGAAAGCAGATTGAGGAACTTTCAAAGCCGGAATTTATCGGGAATAAACGCACTCCTTCCGATTTGAATGATATAACCATGGGACAGTTGATAATGCTTCAGTCTATGGGAGATTCTAAAGATGTTGCGTTGATTCCTTGTAAGACGCTTCTTTGTATGGAAGAAAAGGAAATATTATCTGCAAAAGCGGAAACTATACTAGGATTTTCCATGTGGGTGATAACGGAGGTAGACCGGATAAATAAACTGTTTTCTTCCACAAGCGTAAAACCGACAAAGGAAGAAAAACAGGCCGGAGTTGAGAAGCTGTCATTTGGAATGTTTGGAATGATAGACCATTACGCTTTAAGAATGGGAATTGCCAATCATGAAGATGTTGAAAAGGTTCCGTGGATTCGTATCTACAAATGTCTGGATATTGATTCTGAAAAAGCAAAGTTTCAGAGGAGATTACAGGATGTATATGCAAGAAATAATAAACTGTCAAAGTGATACGTTTTTTGAAAGAAAATGAAAATTATTCACCGGACAAGTATAACAAAATGATATTATAATGACAACAGTAGAGCAAAAGATAAAAAGCGTAGTTGATAAGATGGAGGGATTGACCTATGTCTTTGATAATTGGCAAACCGCCAATTTGAGGTTAGATAAGCTTCCTTTTCCAGCAGTGGTAAATGTACTTCCTGTTTCCGGACGATTTAACCTGAACAAAAATCAATTAAAAGATTATCCAAATTGCTTGATTGCTTTCATGGATAAGATAGATTTTGATTTTGACGGAACAGAGGCCGATCAAAAAGTAGAGCTTTGCAAAAGCTATGCTAAGGAGTTTATACTTCGCTTGAATGAAAGTGGATTATTTGAGTACATAGAAGGAGATATTTACTATTCTACTACTTATGACGGATTGGATTCTAATGTGGCTATTGTTGCAATTGAACTGCAGTTGAAAGAAAAACAAGGTCTTTTGCTTTGTTACGGTAAAGCTATAGGTGAAATATTCAAAAAGATAAGGGATTCGCTTTATGGCAGAGAAGGATGAAGCATTAGGAATTATAAAATATGAGTTAATCGATCTCCGCCAAAGGATAATCGACAATCACATAAGAGCGAGGCAAAAAGCTAGTGGAAAAACTATTGCCAGCTTACGGGTTGAAATAACAGAAAACAGCGGTATTCTTTGGGGAAGAAAAGCTTTTGGGACCTTAGAAACCGGAAGAAGGCCGGGAAGAGTTCCTAAGGGATTCTATAAAATAATTCTTGATTGGGTAGAAACTAAAGGGATAAGAGTGGAGAAACCTAAAACTTTCGCTTATTTCATTGCGAGAAAGATTGCAAGAGAGGGCACGCAACTTTATAGAGACGGAGGTAGAGATGATATTTACTCAAAAGAAATAGAACGCACAATTCAGTCTGTCATGGAGAAAGTTTTCGGCATATTCGAAAGAGATATTAAACATATAAATTTAAATAGCAATGAGAACAGAGGAGTTTAATGGACATACGATAACATATCCGGACGAAACTTGTTTTGCTTTTAATCCGCAAATTATAACGATAGATAATTTAACAGGTTCTGTTATATTTTATGTTGGTGACTATTCAGATATGAGGGATCCTATATCAGGTAAGGTATCTATCGACATTTCAGAATATCTAAGATCGCTACTTAGATTTGATTACGCAACTAGACCTAACTCAAAAAACATTCATGTTCAAATTGATGTTGATGGTCAGACATTTGAATTTTATATAAATGTGATTTGGGGAGCTATGAATATAGGGGAGGTATTTAACCCTTCAAGGACGGTTACTATGTTTAGAAACTTCCCTTCTACTATTTCCATTTACAGCAATGGAGAAATAAATGTAAGATATGATGCGGAAGAATATACCTCTGTTGAAGTTGAAAAAACAGGGTTATTACACAAAGATTTCTCCGAATTATTTAAGGATGCAAAGGAGTTCGGCATGATTAAGATACTTAATACCCCAGAGGCTCCCAGCACATTTCAATATACTTTCGATCGGACGTTTAAACCTCTTCCTGATGATGCTGTTCTTATCAAGGTTCTATTTAATGATTGCACTAAGGGAATATATCTACGTTGGTTGGATCGTCACGGATTCCTTCAGTATTGGCTTTTCCAAGAGGGGGACTTGACCGGACAATCTTCCAATGAAGGGGAGCAATTAAACGTTGATTATAGCAATATAAAATACGTTTACAATGGAATGAGCCGTTATCAAGGCAAAACATATCAAACGACACGAAAGGCTTGTGCTACGCTCGTAGAACGAGAAACATTCAATATGTTATCTTCTATCCATTCTTCTCCTATTGTCGATATGTATATTGATGAAAACTGGATACCGGTTAATATTGTAGCTGGCTCATTCACAGATAATGGAGCAGACCTTCAAGACTTTGAAATTCAAATAACTATGCCGGAAACTATTACACAGATGCTATGACAAGAGACGAATTATATATTAACGGTGATAAGGTTGATGTTGGAGATACTGATATTAGCCTGAACTATAAAAGCAATCTGCTCACTGATATTAGTAAGATTGTGAGCAATAACAGTTATACGATAAAACTTCCTAAAACAGCAAAGAATCTGGCTTTGATTGAGTGCGCACATCTTCCCAGTTCAACTACTAAATTCCCATATCTTAAACATGTAGGGAATGTTTTACGAAATGGAATAATAATTGTGAAAGATGCGAATGTTGTTTTGTTATCTGTGTCTGAATATATCGAAACTGCTTTGTCTTGGGGAAATGTAACTAATTTTGCGGAAATAGTAAGTAGTGATAAGAAATTGACAGATTTGGAATATGGTACAGAAGAGGGAACAGATTGGGTAGTATGGAACAATAAAGGGAGTAATTCTGCGCAATTTCCCTTGATTAATTACGGATTTAATTCCGGTGATTCGAATGTGTGGTATCATCCGGCAATTACTGTCAAATGGATCTTAGAAAAGATTCAAGAAGAAAGCGGAGTAACGTTTAATTTCCCTTCTGATAAAAAGACTTTTATCGATAAAATGATTGTTCCTCTTCTAACGAGAAATGATTCACAGAAGATAAATGATGCTTTCCCATCTTTTTTGAAAATGGTTGGATATGTGATAGTAGAAAGCACTTTTTCTTATCTAAAGTTAAACTATATAGGAGATAGTACCCAACAGTATGCAAGTGTTGGTGGTCCTTATGGAGATAGATTGTATACCAAATATCCTATCACATTGAAAGTTAAAGGAACTATTGAAATGTTGGTTCAATACAATTCTGGGATGGACGTAAATAACCAGTATTTGAATTTGAGAGTGTCACAGTCTGATTCTTCTGGTAATATATCTAGCGTATCTACTATAGAAAGAAAAAACTATGCTGCATATATTGAGGCTCCTAACGTTAGATTACTTTTCAATTTTGACGATCTAGTATCTATTGAATCTGACGAATTTATGCATTTTACTATAAAAGCCATTGCTACAGGAGCAAGTAGTAGCGTATTGTCTTTAACGGTGTATGATCGTAATGAAATATCTTTTGGTGAGAAATTCCCCTTAGTTCCCAATCTTCCGGACATCAAGCAAATAGACTTCATTAAAGCCGTTGCCTCAATGGTCGGTTTGTTTGCCTTACCGGATGGCGAGAACGGGATCAAGTTTATTCCCTTTGATAATCTGTCTGCAAACAAATCTAAAGCTGTAGACTGGACGAATCGTGTGATAATGGCTTATAATAGCGTAACGCCAAGAAACTTACAGTACACCCTTGATAACATTGCTCAAAACAACTGGTTCCGGTATAAAGAAGATGATAATGTCATGGGAAACTATGACGGAAATATCCAGGTTGATGATGCCACGATTGAGTACGAACGTGATGCCATCACTTTGCCTTTCTCCGCCTGCAGTACAAAAGGAGGCGTTGCTTATATTCCTCTTTATTCTTATAACGAGGAAGGAGAGTTGGAGTATAACAAAACAAATCCCCGGATATTATTGCTTGATGGCACGAAGGGAATATTCAAGGGGCTAGAATGGACTACCTTAATTGCAAATAACTATCAGACGTACAAAGGACTAATCAATAATGCAAAGGTAGTGACCGAGTATATCCGTCTTAACAGTATCGAGTTACGGGACTTAGAGATGGATATACCGGTTTATTTGGCTCAATATGGTTGTTATCTGGCTATCATAGAGATAAAGACCAAAGAAAACGATATATGCGAGTGTAAACTTTTAAAAATGTAATACTATGGCAGAAGATGCAGTAGAAAAAGTATTAGAGATAAAAGTCCGATATGATGATGCGATCCGGAAGATTGCAGAATATCGGAAGCAACTTGATGTTTTAAAGCAGGTTGAGAAAACATTAACGGAAGATGTAAAGAAAGGAAGAATCAGTCGTGATGCTTATAATATAAAGCTGACTGAAACCAAAATTGCATCACAAGAATACACAGAGGCTATTCGTGTACTCAATAAAGAGATACAGAATAACCGAAAGATTGAGCAGGAACAAGAAGGAAGCCTGAAACAACTTCGTGCTCAACTATCTAATCTCACAGCCGAGTACGATAGTCTTTCAGAAGCGGAAAGAAATGCCGCCAAAGGTCAAGAATTAAAGAATAGTATAAACAATATTACAGATTCTTTAAAAGGAGCTGAAGAAGAAACACAAAGATTTTATAGAAGTGTTGGAAGTTATGAAGAGGCGATCAAAAATGCGGTATCTTCCAATGTTCCATTTATAGGACAACTAATGCAAATGCAAGAAGGAGCCGGAGGATTGAAAGGAGCATTTAATGCGGGAACAGTAGCAGTTAAGGCTTTTTCTAAGCAATTACTCGTTTTGTTGGCTAATCCTATTGTAGCAATCCTATCTGCTATAGCTCTAGCTGTTATGGCGGTCGCAAAGGCTATTAATTCAAGTGAGGAAGCATCTAATAGATGGAGTATTATCATCGCTCCATTAAAAAGGGCTTTGGATGGACTTCTAAGCGTTATTCAGTTTGTTGCAGGAGCAATCTTATCTGTAGTAGAAGCTGGTGCAAAGCTGAATGACTGGATTTATACCCAACTTGAAAAATTGCCGGTATTGGGGAAATTGTATAAGCAACTGAATGATGCTAATAGGCAAGCAGTTGATTTGGCAAAAGAAAAGATTGCAATAGAACAGCAAGCCAGAAAAGATGAGGTTCAAAACGCAAAAGACGCATTAGAAGTTTCTAAGCTTCGTACTATGGCCAAAGACAAAGAAACTTATTCAGATAAAGAACGACTAGAATTTGTCAAAAAAGCTAATAAGTTGGAGCAGGAGCAAGCAGATAGAAATGTGGAATTAGCAGAACGTAAATTGAAAGCTTTGCAAATTGAGTCCGAATGGGCGCAAAACAATAAAGATGCTAATGATGAACTCGCAAAATTGGAAGCTGCGGTATACAAAGCGAGAAAGGAGCAGTTTGATAAAACACGTGAATTATTAGAACAGGAAAATTCTATAAAAAACGAGATTGCTGCTAAAGACAAGGCTTCAGCTGAAGAAGCCAAAAAACAAGCAGAAGAATACACTCGTATTGTCAAGGAGAGAAAAGACAAAGAAACTGAAGCTATCCGTCAGGCAGAAGACGCTATGTTGTCTTTGGTCAAAGATGGAGTCGATAAGCAACGCCAACAAATAAATCTCTCATATTCCCGTGAGATTGAAGATTTAAAGAAGAAACTTAAAGAGGAACAGAATCTTACATCTAAAGCTAGAGACGCCATACTTGCTACAATTAAAGCTAAAGAGCAAGAATATAAAATTGAGCTGCAGAAGTTGGCAGATGAACAGATAACCAAGGAAATTGAAAACCGCCAAAAACTTATCTCTTTACAATTAGAATCTGTAAAGGAGGGGAGCGAACAGGAATATCAATTAAAAATGAATCAACTTCTGGCACAGCAAGAGTTGGAGCTTTCAAATACGGAACTTACCGAGCAGATGAAAATTGCCATACGTGCAAAATATGATAAGCAGTTGGAAGAATTGATTAATACTCGAAACGCCAATATTGCTAAACAAGAGCAGGAGGCAATAAGGCTTCGTTTTGAAACAGAAATAGCAGAATTGCATGGAAATGCAGAAGAAATTCTCCGTGTTAAAGTTGAGCAAAGAAAAGCTGAATTAGATGCCATCCAACAAATGGAAGGTGAAAGTATAGAGGCATTTAATCTGCGTAAATTAGAGGCTGAAAATGCATACATTGATGCAAAGCAAGAATTAACAGATAAAGAGATTGCTATAGAGCAGGCTAAATATGATGCAGTTGCTCAAATTACCGGAGGGCTTATATCTTTGACTGAACAATTAGGAGAAAGTAATGAAGGGCTGGCTAAATTCTCTAAGGTATTGGCTTTGGGAGAAATAGCAGTAAACACAGGAAAAGCAATTGCTGCAGGTGTTGCACAGGCGCAATCAGTGCCTTTCCCAGGTAATATTGCAGCTATTGCAACAACTGTCGCTACTATCCTTGCCAATATTGCAACTGCTATTAAAACCGTAAAGTCAGCTAAATTTGCAACCGGTGGACTGGTTACTGGGCCGGGAACCGGAACGAGTGATAGCATACCGGCACAACTAAGTAACGGAGAATCGGTAATGACAGCAAGAACTACGGAGTTATTCGCTCCGATACTTTCCTCATTTAACCAAATGGGAGGCGGTGTTCCGATAAACATCACCGCATCAAGTAATCAGACCATGGGAGAGGATATGTTAGCAAGAGCTGTAGCAAAAGGAGTCCAGATGATGCCTAATCCGGTGGTATCTGTAACTGAAATAAACACAGTTGGAAAACGAGTTGAAGTACTTGAAAATTTAGGTAGCCTATGACAGCATACGAATTATTATCAATGAATGCGTTAGCTTTAAAAGCTATGTGCGATAAATCCTTGAATGTTTCCGATATTAAATATCTGGATTTATATAAGGAGTACTCTCTGATGATTAAAGAAGGGCATAAAAAGACTTACATAATGCAATATCTTTCCGATCAATATAATATATCGGAAAGGATGGTTTACAACGTTATTGATAAGCTTTCTTCTAACGTTGATTTATAGTTTAAGGGTGGGCATTTGCTCACCTTATTTTTTACTGAAACGATTACTTCAGTGCAATTTTAGCCCTACATTCTTATAGCCGTATCTGGTTTAGTAACTTTGTTACAAACAATTACAGATATATGGCTAAATTATACATCAACAAAGACATTGCTGCTGATGCTGAAAGGATGAAGTATCTACTAACTGGAGATGATTGTGTCTCTTTTAACGATATTCAAACCTTTATTGATTCTATCTCCGAAGAAGATAATATTATAAATGTCGAAATTCATTCATGTGGTGGAAATTGCTTGGAAGGATATGCCATTTATGATGCTTTACGTGCTTCAGGAAAAGAAATATCCTGTACCGTTGTAGGAACATGCGCTTCTATGGCAACAGTTATACTGTTAGCAGCTCCTTTAGAAAGAAGAAAATCATATCAACATGCCAAATTTTTAATACATAGTCCATTTTATCCTCAAATGCCAAAGGAAATGACCATAGAAAAGCTACAAAAAGCTGTTGATTCATTAAAAGCAGAACAAGAAAAGATTTTAAACCTTTATGCAGATCGCACAGGGCAATCAAGAGAAATATTAGAAGCACAAATGTCTAAAGATGAATGGTTTGATGCAGAGAAAGCTATTGAGCTGGGATTTGTATCTTCTATTGTTCCGGCTGCTTCTGCATCTGTATCCAAGCCAGAGCTTAATAGTAATCTTAATATTGAAAGTATGTCAAAAGAAGAAAAGAAAGTGACAGTTGCACAGGCATTTCACATGCTTGGTGTTGCTTTGGGGGTAGTAAAGGAAACTCCTGAAGCTGTCGGAATGGTAATTACTACATCAACCGGTGATGAGTTGACTGTAGAACGTGAGGAAGGAGAAATTCAGGTTGGTGATCCGGCTTCTCCTGATGGTGAATTTGTATTAGAAGACGGACGCATGGTTATCGTGGTTGATGGAGTTATTACGGAGATTAAGGATCCTTCTTCCAACGAAGAAGATACACAAGCCTTGAAAGACCGTATTGCAGAACTAGAAGCAGAGAACGCTTCTCTAAAATCAAGTGCAAAGAGTGAAACCGATGCTCGTATCATTGCGGCTGTGGAAAAAGCAGGTGGAGAAGCTTGGTTAAAAAAGGCCACTGGTTCTTATGTGCCTGCAGGCCGGTCGTATACTCCACAGACAAAGAAAGATGAAGAAACAAAACCGGTGAGCTTGGTGGAACGAAAGTTAGAAGAAGCGAGAGATAAAAATAAAAAGAGATACTCAAAAAAGGTATAAGGTATGAATATTTTAGATTCAGTAAAAAACTTGACGAAGGATAACGGAGCGGTAAAAAGCTTGCGTGATCTATTAGTGTTGACGAACTTTGTTGATGAATCCTTGGAGCAGTTCTTTACGTTTGTTCAAAATGTACAGAACGGGCAAAAACTTGGATGGACCGGAGAAATGGAAGATGTAGGCTGGGCTGGTGCTCCCTGTAATCCTACTTATAAAGATGTTACTGTACAGGCAGCGGAAAAGACATGGGATATTGGACAATGGTCAGTTCCTTTGAAATGGTGTTATGAGGACTTCATGAACACTATTGCTGAATATGCGCTAAAGACCGGTACAGATATTGGTGATTTGACAAGCACGGAGATTATGGATGTTATCATTTATCCGGCTCTTGACCTTGCAATTAAGCGCATGTTCTGGCGTTTTATTTGGTTTGGCGACAAAGAAGCTCAAAACGTGTCAACAGGACAAATCACAGATGGGGTAGATGTTGAACTGTTCAAACCGTGCAATGGTTTCTGGAAACAATTATTTGCCATCGGTGCAGCCAATACAGGTCAAAGAGTGAATATTGCAGCCAACAGCGAAGCTTCTACTGCAGCACAATTGAGCGGAATTAAAACGGCCAATGTTGCAATCGGAATCTTTGATTCATTGCTTGAAAACGCTGATCCTCGTATTGCTGCAATGGAAGGTGCTGCTATTTATTGTACTAAGTCTTTAGGCGATGCCCTTACCAAAGATTTGAAACGTGAATACAAAGAGATTCTGACATGGGAACAAATCTTTAAAGGTTTGGATGTAACAGAGTACAATGGAGTTATGGTATATAGGGTTTCTATTTGGGATCGCTTTATTCAAAAATACCAGAACAATGGAATTAAGCTGAATCTTCCTCACCGTGCGATTTATGGTTCTCCAAAGCAGCTGTTTGTTGGTTCTCCCGCAAATCAAATTATTTCTGATTTGGAAATTTGGTTCAATCAGGATGAAAGAGTAACCAAGGCTTATTCAGCTGGTCGCCTTGGCTGTCTGATTGGAGAGGATAATTTGTTCCAACTTGCTTATTAAGAAAGGAGATTTTATGTCAGGAGTTTGTGACAATTTAATCAAAAAGGACATCGCACCGTCGTGCGATGATCCTATTGTTCCGGGAATAGAACAGGAAGGCGTTATTGCTAATCGATCTGATGTTGATTTTTCCGCAACCACTTTCAATTCAACTCGAAAGAATGTGATTGAAACGTTGGCGATGAAATCCGGCAAGAAAGCATATAAAGTTGTGGTTTATGGCGGTACTCCTTTTACAGGGACAAATGTAGCGTTGGCTACAGGGACATATCGTAATACATTTACTAACACCGTTAATATGGTCGTTTTGGCTAATGACCCTGATGTATGTGGTGATATTATTGACGGATTAGCAAATGGGGAGTTTGTCGTTGTTCTGGAAAATAAATCCAAGGGCTTGCAAAAGGAAACTAATCCGGGAGATTCTGCATTCCAAGTATATGGCTATTATCAAGGCCTAAAAGCTGCGGAAATAAGCAATGATAAGTATTCAGAAGACACAGATGGTGGTTGGTCTATCAGCCTTACGGAAACGAAAGTTCCTAAATCCGCTTTATTCTTGTATAAAACAAGTTATGAAACAACTAAAGCGGCTGTAGATGCTCTTACATCTGTTGTAGGAGGGTAAATCATGGAATTATTAAAAGTGGTTGGTAAGTTGGAAGAATTGAGAGAACGTGATGTTCTCTCTTCTTCCGACAAACTTGACATTGAATTAATGTACAGAGACGTTTTCGGAAGGAATTTCGTCAAAACATCTTGTAATGACTGTTACCATGATGCTGTGATTGAAATGTATATACATCTAAAAAAAACAGGTAAAATGAAGGAAAAATCAAATTACATATTGAAAAATGGTGTTGTCCTACAAAAAGAGTTTGGAAGTGGGGAAATGTATACCAATGAGAACATTACCGATGAATTTGCAGAAAACTATTTGTCGGATAATCCAAAAGGTATCATGTTTTTTGCAGGCTATCCTGCAGATTGGGAGAATAAAGTAAGAAAACGTGTACTGAAACGAGAATCTATTAGCGATGAACTTATAGCAATTATTGTTGAAGCATTTGATAGTGGAGTTTCAGAAGATTCATTGCTGGCCGAACTTACAAATTATGAGCTTGGTGGACGAAAAATCACCGAAAAACAATTGAACAATCATCTTTCAAAGGCGAAAGACATAATTGCAAAAAGAAAAGACGCTGAAAAGCTGGATAAACAGCAGGAAAAGAAAGAGGAGAATATTGAAAAGTCAGAGAAAACAGAAGAAAAATAATCCATTATGAGGGTAAAGGACCTTAAAAAGAAAAGCAGTAACCGAGTAGATGTATCTTACTTGCGTCAGTTTGGAATACAAGGGTTTGGAGATGACAACCTTTACCCTCAAACTCTCCGCAATATCATTGCTGCAAGCTCTACCGGAAGCGAATGTGCAGAGCGATATGCCAATTTTATCGAAGGTAACGGATTTAA